CGTCCGACACGCAGATCAAGGTGGCCTCGACCTCGGGGCTCGCGGCGGGCATCCATCTCTACTGCGATGGGGAATTGATGCGCGTCGTGAGCCTCGGCGTCGATCCGTGGGTCAACGTCCAGCGTGGTGTCGGCGCCTCGGCGGCCCGGCACCACGAACCCTCGGCGACCATCTACATCGGCCGTGCGGACCAGTTCTACGAGCAGGATCCGTCGGGCTCACCTCACGAGGTGATCCCGGTATCCCCGTACATCAATACCGCGAACGGAACCGTTTGGTTCGCGCAGGGCGATCCCCTGCGCGGGCAGTATCGCTGGTGGCAGAAACAGACGGCGACGTATTCGCAGGGGCCTCTCGGCGTGCGAGTGGTGACCCTCGATCCCACGTCATCGACGTAAAAGGAGAGCGCCGCGATGCCGATGATTGTCACGCCTGAGTCCGCCCTGGGGCAGGAACTCGCGAAGTGGAACAAGCCGTACGTCTTCCAGCCCTACCCGAAGATGCTTTACCGGGCCGAACGTCGGCCCGACGGCGTCGTGTCGGTTGTCGAGCACAATGACTCGCTCTTCGGGGGCAACCCGGGCGCGGCCGAGCAGTTCTCGAAGCGGTGTCAGTTCATCGTGAAGAACGAGCGCGAGGAGGCCGAATACCTGGAGCGCGGATGGCGCTCGACCCAGGCCGAGGCGCTCGCCCTCTTCGAGGCGCGGGAGATGTCTCGCGCACGGTCGGCGGCCCATCGCGCATACGAGGATCGCAACCTCTCCGAGGCCGCCCGCGCCGAGATGAAGGAGGCCGAGGACGCGACGCCCGAGCACGTCGCCGAGGTGCCCGAGAAGCCGCGGATGCGGCGAGCGCGCCGTGCGTAGGTGGCTCGTCGCGGCGGTTCTGGCTCTCCTGCCGGCCGCCGCCGGCGCCGAGTCGTGGCCGCGATGGACCTGCTCGCTCGACGCCGTTGACGCCAATCTGACCCGGTGCGCTCGGAGCCAGGACTTCTCGCCGGCCTCGTTCGTGATCACCGACATCGTCGCGCAGTCTACGACCGCAACCGCGGGGCAGTTCCTCGTACGCTACGGGACGGGCACCAACTGCGGGACCGGCACCGCGTCGATCTTCCCGGCCGCCGCGAGCGCCGTCCGCATCGCAGCGCCGGCGAACACGTCCGCGCCGGCGATCATCCGCTTTGAAACCGGCCTGCTCGTTCCCTCGGGCCAGGATCTTTGCGTCCTGGGCGTCGGCACGAACACGGTCACGATCACGATCACCGGCTATCTCGTGCCGTAGGGGGCGGTCCTTATGGCCGACGTGCGGGACATTGTCACCGAGGCGCTCCTCGAGATAGGCGTCCTTTCGCAGGGCGAGACGCCGTCCGCGGGCGATGCGGCATCCGCCCTCTCTGCGCTGAATAGGCTCGTTGATTCCTGGGCGGCCGAGTCGCTCGCGATCTACGAGGCCGGGCGTACGACGTGGGCGATCACGACCTCGACTCGCGACTACACGGTCGGGACCGGGGGGACCATCAACCGCGCGTTTCCGGTCTGGGTCGACGGCGTGCGGTACTACTCGTCCGCGACGACTCCGGTGACTGAGATTCCGCTCACACTACTCACCAATGAGGCATGGGCCGCGGTGGCGCAGAAGACGGCGACCGCGGAAACACCATCCTGCGCGTACTACAACCGGACCTGGCCGCTGGGCACGCTGTCTCTCTGGCCGACGCCGACGAGTACGACGCTCATCGGCGTGCTTTACGCGCCGATGCAGGTGACCGAGTTCGCGAGCCTCTCTACGGCGGTGTCGTTGCCTCCAGGCTACCGACGGCTCCTCGTAAAGGGGCTCGCGACTGAAATCGCCGGGTCGTACGGTGCGCCCGTGAGCCCCGAACTGAAAGCCCAGGCCACCGACGCGAAGGCCGTCGTGAAGCGGGCGAACACCCGCCAGCGGGATATGCGCTTCGACGGCGGCGCCCTCGTGCAGGGGAGCCATGCCTACGACATCCTGACGGGATAGAAAAGTGCGCTTCGACGCGTTCGTGGGCGGCAGCTACGAGAGCCAGGCGGCCACCGCCGACGTGGAGCGGACGGTCAACTGGTATCCCGAAAAGCTGCAGAGTGCGGGAGCCACGGCGCAGACGGTCCTCTATCCGACGCCAGGCGTCGACCGCCTAGCGACCGCCACGACGGGCGGCGTCGGCCGCGCGCACTTCTACCAAGACGGCCGTGAGTTTGCCGTGATCGGCGCGGTTCTGTACGAGGTCGACTCTTCGGGAGCGCTCACGAACCGCGGCACGCTGGCCCTCGATGATCGGCCCGCCACGATCACCACGAACGGTGACGGTGGCGGGCAGTTGTGGATCACGAGCGGCGGCAACGGCTATTGCTACGACCTCGACACGAACATACTGACCCAGGTCACGGCGATGGACGGGAAGTGCTCGCAGGGAGGCTTCTGCGACGGCTATTTCCTCGCCCTCGACGCGAACACGTCGACCCTCTACCTGAGCGCACTCTTCGATGGGCTCACCTGGGCCCCCGGCCTGGACTTCGCTCAGCGGTCGCTCGCGCCGGATCGCTGGCGGGCGATGATCGTCGCGAATCGCATGATTTGGTTGTTCGGCACCGAGACGAGCGAGGTCTGGTACGACACCGGCGACACGTTCCCGTTTGCACCGCACCCGAGCGGACTGATTCAGTACGGCATCCTCGCCCCGTCCTCGGCGGCGATTGCGGGCACCGAGGTCCTCTGGCTCGCCTCGATGCGCTCCGGGCGCGTTGCGGTGATCAAGGCGACCGGGTTCACGCCCGAGGTGATTTCACACTATCCGTTCGAGCACGCCGCGCAGCAGTACTCGGACGTGACCGGGGCAATCGCGGACGTGTACTCCGAGGCCGGGCACACATTCTACGTGCTCAGCTTCGACCTCGACCGCCGGACGTGGGCCTGGGACGCTGAGACGAACCTGTGGAGCGAGCGCGCGTCCTGGCACCCGGAGCAACGGCAGTTCACGACCTGGAGGCCGCGGTACTACGCTCGCGCGTTCAACCAGCACCGCATCCTCGACGCCTCGGGCGCGCACCTGTACAGGATGGGAGTAGACCTGACGGGTGACGTGGACGGGCTGGAGATTCGGCGGCTTCGCCGCGCGCCGGCGATCGTGAAGGAGAACAAACTCATCTTCTACCGCTCGTTCGAGTTGGATCTCGAGCCCGGCCTCGGGTCTGCCGAGGCGGGCGGCGTCACCGATGAGGCGGTCGACTGGACGGGCCTCGACAACGCCACCGACGATGGCGCGGGCACGCTCACGAAGGCCGCCGACAATACCGATCCCGCCGGCGCCTATTCGGTCCAGGTGATCAATGCCGGGCCCGCATCGATCTCAACGACGATCGGCAAAGCATATGTCGACACCGGGGAGGCGCCGAGTGCCCTGCGGTTTTTCGGGCTGACGACCGCTCCGAGCTCGGTCGGGAGCGGGCACGATACATGGGACTATGCCTGGCTCGACTTCGGCTTCATGCTGCAGTACACCGGCGAGGGGGTCGGCGGCCTCCAGGTGAGCGAGGGCGGGAACACTCTCCTCGACCCGGCCGTGGACACCGCGCAGAACGACGTGCTTCGCATCGACGTGAGCTCGGGGGGAGTGGTGACGTACTACCAGAACGACGTTCTGGTCTACACGTCCGCGACCGCGGCCACATTCCCCCTCTACGTCGTGGGCGATATGCCCGGGCGGGCAGCCTCGGGCTACATCAGCCTCGATGACTGCACGATCCAGGTGACCGAGGATCCGCCTCCCGAGTACGACCCGCACGTCATGCTCCGGGTCTCGAACGACGGCGGGAAGACGTGGATTACTGAGCAGATGCGTTCGGCCGGGCGGCAGGGCGAGTGGCTGAAGCGGGTGCGCTGGACTCAACTCGGGGCCGCCACCAGGCGCGTCTTCGAGGTGTCGGTCAGCGACCCGATCCCCTGGCGGTTGATGGGGGCGTACCTCGAGGCGGCTGAGGCGAAGCCGTGAGTCTGAAGACCCTCGGGCGCGCGACGCCACCTCTCTCCGAACCCATCGCGGATCCACGCACGGGCCGCCTGACCGACTCGTGGGCCCGCTATCTGATGCGGTTGCCGTTGACGTTCTCCTCGTCGGACACGAATGTCTCGAGCCTCACGTCAACCGTGGCCGGGATGCAGGTGACGCTGACCGTGCATAGTGCCGCGCTCACGACGCTCGACGGCCGCGTGGTGCCCGGGCATCCGCTCGCGTACGATTTCGCGTCCGGCTTCGGCGTCGTGCAGCCGCTCGGGCCGCTCGAGCTGGCGCCGCTGCCCCGCGGCTCGGCGCGAGGCATCGAGGTCGGC